CCAGTACGCGGCTGGTTAGGTTTGCTAGCCATTAGGTTTTATCTTGGCTCTCCTGGCCCTTACAGGGGCCTTGTACGCCCCGTACGGCTGTCCTCGGGGATAAAGAGTCTGAAAAGACAGGGGGGGTAAGGAACGAGCCTAAAAAAAGAGCTTGCTCCTTCTTGCCTTTCTTTAAGTTACATAACCTACAACAAGCAACAAGGTTGTCCATCTCATCACCACCACCATTTACCCGAGCAATCACATGATCCACTTCATTCGCACCTGGGTTACCGCAGTAATGACAGGTATAACAATCACGCCTGAGTACCAACAATCGCTGCTTCTGCCACAAATGGTAGTTTTTGTCAGTTATTTTGTTTTTTTTAGCTAATGCCACCCAAATCGCCTCCAATGCTTGTATGCGTTACACATATTGCCATACCTTGCGCGATTATAAGCAACACCCCACTCGATCTGCTCATAAGGGTTAGCAGTTTTGAGCCATTTAGATTTACCTTGAGGTATCCCATAATGTCCATTGTTGACAGCCCTGGGATTCCACCGACTTTCCTTATAGTAAAGCTTCATAAGGCAAGCCATTTGTTTATTATCTTTTACAAGTAAGTGCGCATAGAACTGATATGAAATTGGATTGTTTTTTTCGCTGGCATAGGCCGTAGGCATAAGCAATAGAAGGGCCAGGAAGGTCAGACCAGCGCCGCGAGCAGCCTGTCGGGCTCTTGCCTGCTGGGCTAACCTTAATGACCGTGTCAAGCATGTGGATAACTTTGCGCTTAAATACGGCGTGGCGTTGATAGTTATGCACAGGTAACGCGCAATTGTGGATAACTTTAATTTACTTGCTGGCATTACCCTTATCAATCATCTGATCTAAGCGACACTCGAAACATTGCCATAAAACGCTTTCGGCAATGCCTTCTATTGGTGCAGCTACGGTGTATTTACCACCTTGCAAACTCTTGCGCATGCTGCAAATATCACAAGTATTGCTGCGTGTTTCGGTAATTGAGTCATCACGGTGGAAAGTAATTGAGCGCCCGTCGGGATATTGAATGTATAACTCACCCATTTTTAGGCATCCATTTACCGTCAGCACCGAGTTTGTACCACCTTGCAGGGCATTGTAAATGCACTACTGGTGCAGGGCAGGTGTAGCCGTAATAGTCCGATCCAGTTGTTTTGCTCTTGCCCTCCTTAAATATCATCATGCCATGATTGCAGGTTTCAATATCAGGGTTTTCTGTTGGTAATTGCGGTCCACCGACAAAGCCCTCCCAATCATTCTCGGGCGCAACCGTTGGTGTCGCATTTACGCGCTCGACTTTCTGGGCCTCCTCGCGGCTTATTGCATGTTTATCTGTACCAATGCCAGCGTTTTTGCAGGCAATTCCTATCGCTGAGGTTTCGCAGTTTTCTAGCGCAAAATCCCTATTGACCCCACGCTCTGCCACAATCTCATGGGCGTAACCTGTTGCAAATGGCATCATGTCGTTTGACTTACGATACAACCGCGCTTTGATAATGAAGCGTTGATTGGCGTGGTCTATTAGATCGGTACTTATTGCGCCTTCTGGGTGTAGCTCCCAAAATATCTTAATGCGCTCTGCAACTGTGGTGTAATCCTGCATGTTGAAACTCATAACAATTGCCCTTCGATATTCGCCCGCCACACGATACAGGCGTTGCCGTTGTGGTTGTTGCGGGTGAGCCCGCTATCTATGACAAACAAATCCTGTTCAAGTGTCTTGCGCGTTGGTCTGACCGTATCGCCTTGCAGGTTTAAGTTGGTTGCAATCTCCTGGTCAGTTGCCCCTAGCGGCCCGCGCCTTACAATAAATTCATAAACACGGTGTCTAATTGAGCCTGAATATGGCAAAGTATTTAGAGCTGCAAGCCTGCTAGTTTGCTTGGCATCTGGGCTGATAATGACGGTGTTTCTATTTAAGCGTTTTAATGGCTTCACTCATCCCCCTAATTTCAGTTGCCCAAGTATCAATTTGGTTTGTAACTTGGCGGCTCACCTGGCGTTTGCCTAAGTCAAAACCAATGCGGTGCCCACGATCTAGGCCCACTTCAACGCCTATCATGTAGCCTGCAACTGACATGAGCAGGAGAATTAGAAAAAATACAAGAACCCAGACGGCAGTGGGCAGACCCACAATGAAGTTAAGCATTTTGGCGCGCCTTGTAATCGTTCATGTTTTGAAGGGTGAAGCGATAGTGCCCGCCGTGAGTGTAATGACAATTAATTACCTTTAAGCGGACTAAACGGCGCACACTTGAGGCCGACATTTCGAGCATATAGGCAACATCGGTTGTCGTGTAAGTTTCTTTGCCACGCATTGAAGGAGTCATTTTTTATCCTTAAACGGGCCAGGGTAATTTGTGCAGATCACATATTCCATTGCAGCTATATCCCAGGCAATAAAGCAATCAAATTTGTTGTGATCTAGGTAAGCGCGGCACAACATTACGCCCGTGTAGCTTTCACACCAATGTAGAAACTGACTTGTGGCAATTGGCACAATGCCCAATTCGCTTATTCCTACTAATTCAAAGCGATCTTGTTGCTTTAGCCAATGGCTGCCGCCTTGCATTGAGTTGGTGGTTAATTGTTCAAAATCCAACGGGGTGATTTCTAAGTCCATTATGCACTTACCTTTGAGAAATCTGACCAATCGCAAGCATCATATTTTTGCGCTGCAATAAGCGTTTGGTTCTTGTCTAGTGCTAACCAAATTTCGGTTGCGATATTTGACATTGTTGACATTTGAGGCCCAATCTATTAATACCCTGGCGCTTTGCCAGTACCTAAAAGATACGCCAAACGCACCAAACGCTCAATAGTAGTTATGGCGTGTTGCGTTAATCTTTTAACAACACGGCATCTAGGCGGGCTTCCATGCGCTCCATTTGGCGCTCAAGGCGGTTGACCTGCCCCTTTAGGCTTGTGCCATTAGCTTGTGGCCCTATTTCACACATAATTGCCTTAATCATAAACCGCATAAAGCCAAAAACCCCAGACAGGATTGCCATCACACCTACGGCAACGGCAACCCACGCCTGAGCGTTCATTACTTTTTAGCCGCTAACCCGAATGCAGCGTCTTTAGGGTTTAACCAGCGCAAAATGACGGGCACTACGGCACAAAGGCCCGAGTTAAGCATCATTTTCCAGTTGAGTGAGCCCCAGGTTAAATAGCAGGTAAGGGCCGCAGTTAAGAATGAGCGCCCCCATGATGCTAACAATAGTTTTGCCTGATCCATTTATGCCTCCTTGTAATCGGGCCGACCGTAGCCGACCACGAATGAGTTAGGCCCTATTTTTCGGGTTTTCATACAGACCTGCCCGCCGTTTGACTGGCTGCCTTTATCTGAAGTATTACCCTCGATTGTTACGATGGAGTATTCCCCCACTTTTACAACCAATCCAATATGTTGAATTACAACTTTTTTGTCATCTATAAAATCAAAAAATGCGACATCGCCAACTCTAGGGTTAACAAACCACTTGCCTGCCGCCTTGAACTTTTTAGCCCCTGCAATGGTTGAAACCACATTTGGCAATACAACGCCTGCTTCTGCCGCGCACCAGTTGATGTAGCTGCCACACCAGGGTTGGCCTTGCACACCCATTGCAGCGCCGTACTTTGTTATGTTGTCAGGCGTTTCGACATAGCCCAACTCCTTAAGTGCTACCTCAAGCATTGTGGCAAGTGTGCCGTTGGGCTCAATCACGACAGAAGGAGCGCCGTTTTATTAACACTCACGCCTAAAGGCTTCTCTAATGCAAACATAAAAATTTTCATTTTCTTAAATATTTTTTTAATGATTCAGGAAGCGGCTCAGAATAATCCCAACGCTCAATATAATCGCCTTCGCCATCGTTGCGAAGAACGATTGAATTACGATTACCAAAATCCTCTGGTGTTATTTCTGGAAAAATTAAAACGATTTCATCATATATGCTCATATTATGCCCCTAAATAGTAGAAATTAAATCCTGCAGTGGTGGCGTCTTTGTAAAAAGTTACTGATCCGCCCTGTGTTTGATACACAAAAATTTCAACATAATCGCCGACAATCAAATCCATTACCGCGCTTATTTGAGAAGTCGGATAACCGCCACCGGGTTGATTACTAGCCGTGATGAATGGAGAGCCATTTTTATAGACTTGAATTGCTCGATTGCCAGTAGTGCCACCGTCTGCTTGAATGAAACCATAGACACTATATTTTCCGGCTTTTCCCGAAGGAACTGTCATTCGAGAAGTATTAGTTACGGTACTGTGAAACGCATCCGTATCTATGCGTTCTGTGTCCCAAGTAACGGCGGTGTAAGTAGCATTTGATATTGTTTGATTCGTGGTATTGTAAACCGAAGCTCCAACAAAGGCAGAAGCGCTTGAACTTTGAACAATGTCAAAGAATATAGAAGCACTTGTGCTTGTGAAATAGAGTTGACCGCCTTCCCATTGAGAAAGGGCTAGTGAGCCAGCCGTTGTAACTGTTGCAGTGCCAGCCGTTACAGTGCAAACACCAGCGCCGATGTTTTGAATTTGTACGGTATCACCAGCCGCAAAGAGCGCGGTATTGACAGTGATTGTCGTTGCCCCTGCTGCGTTCATTTGTATAACTGTGCCTGCATCTGCCGCCACTAGAACATAAGAGGTAGTTTTATCGGTAGTTGAGCCGCCGCCCATTGCGGTCTGTTGAAGTGATGTCATCTGGGCGGCAGTTAAAACCTGCCCTGTAACAAAGGTCTGTTTAGCCATTTCTGCTCCTTAATAACTTAATACGGAAGTGTCTAAAATCCCGTACAGAGTCGAGTCTAATATAAATGAGTCCAAAATGGGCTCAAGTGTGGTAAAAGTTACCTTAAAATTATTTGGAGATATTGCATAGGCAACCCCAAATACTTGCAAGGTTTTGGTCAAAGCGCTTGATCCTGGTTGCGTCGTGGTGATTGTTACATTGTCAAAAAAGTCTAATTCCATTGCAGCCAATATGCCTGCGGCGTAGTTTGCAGTGTAAAGGTCAAGGATTATTGCATCGCAGCGCACTGAGGTTTCGGCTCTCGAGGCAACATAGGCGCGGGCGTAATCAAGCGCCACGGCATCGGTTTCCATCATCATTGCGGTTTGATTGTAGGAATGGTCAAAGTATTTAAGAATTGAGGCCGCATTTGTGGCAATCTGGGCGCTGCCGCCTGTTCTGGTAATGCTTGCGTTGTTGTAAATAAGGGTGTCATCCAGCCGCCACACGGCGTTAAAGTACGGGATGCCAGTGCCGTTATCGTTAAAAACTGTCGGTGTGTTTGCTACTGAGCCAGCCGTAATCGCGCGGTCCTGGAAAACAAACGATCCGCTTGCGTCAACATAAAGCGCGCCGTACTCCGCTAGTTCGATTTTCTGCATTGACCCTAGCGCCGTTGCATTCGTATTAGGGTTTGCCTGCACTGTTGTTTGCCCCGCGTCAACATCTCTCATTGAGGCAGGCCAGGCTATTTGATCCAGTATTTGATTGATTCTTGTGCCGCTTAAATCCCCACTAGCACTACCCGCAACGGTTGTTATTTGTGCCATTTGTGCAAGGCGAAACGCATCAACCGCGTCAATCATTGTGTAAACAACATCGTCTAATGCTTGGCTTGGCGAGGTTGTTGTAAAACTTGTAATAAACCCACTGTAAAGGGGGTAAGTAACATTAAGGCTTACGGCGTTAATTTGTACCTTTACCATTGGGTTTAACTTGCCGTAATAAGGCCCGCTTGTGTTCAAAGGGTTAAAATCTCCCGCTTGGTCAACAATTCGCAAGGACAATGTGCCAGTCTGAAATTGGTCGGCCTGGGCGTTTCGCCCGCGTTTAATTTGAATTGAACTTACTTGATCCGATACATCAACAATTACTGAAGTGCTATCTGCCAAGATATTTGTGCCAAGTAGTCCAGAGTCTAAAATCATAGCTTGTGCAAAACTTGGTCCAGTTGAGAAGTTGATAATTGCTTGGACAGTAGGAGCAGCCATTAAATGCCCCCTGCGTAGTTTGTGCTATTGCCTTGGCGTTGTGCAGTTTGTATAGCGTTAACGACAATATCTTGAATTTCTTGGGGGTTAGCAATTGTGCCTGCATTGACATTTACAACCGTTGAGTAACTGCCCATTGGGTTGCCTACGCCACCAATTGAACCTGAAGTAAAGGTATTGCCTGAAGCGCCACCAAACCCGTTGTTAGTTGGCAACATGCTTAAAATTCCTGTTGGGTTGCCTACGCCACCAATTGAACCTGGGCTATAACTACCAGTAGAACCCCCACCTGGGGAGATAGGCGCACCTGGCCCTGGGTTAACTGGAATGTAACCTGGTGGCAGTGTCGTATTGCCGCCGCCGAGTGAAGGCATTTTTAATCTATCTAAGGCCAATTGGATTTGGCGTATGTTCTCTAAAACGCCCTTAGTGTAAGCATCGAAGCCTTCAAACGGATTTTTTGCAGTTGCTAGGTTTTTAATCACTCCGTCATAAGTCATTACTAGGCCGTTGTTCATTAGGATTTTCTCACTAAGGCGCGTTGCTTCGGCTGCCGATTTGTTAAGCGCCTCACCTGTTTGGTTCTCGGCATTAAGCAATAACAATTTGAGGGTTAACTTGTCGCGGTCCTCTGCAGTGATTTTGCCCTGCAACGCCGCATAAAGTTGTATTTTATCAAGATCAAATATAGTGCCTGCAAAATCTAACGCGCGGTTGGCTTTATCTAACGCCGCCTTAGCCTTAGCCGCTTTCATTGACGCGGTTTCTAGGTCTAACACTTTCTTTTTTTGTTTAATGTAAACAGTTATGTCAGGGGTGTTATACAAAAAGGCTTCTTTAGCAGCTTCAGATATTTTGCCTTGAGTAATCAAAAGTTTGGGCAATGAAAAGAAAAGGCTGCTCAACAAATCCATTGTGCGTTTATTTTTCTTTATGCTTTGTAATTTCTCTATTAAATCGCCAAATCCAATAATTGCGTACTTAGTGTTATCTCCTAATTTTTGCATGTTTGCCTGCAAAGTGCTAACTGATTTATCTTTGCCTAAATCTTTTAAGGCAATAACCAAACCCTCACCAACGGTTTCTTGTAAATCTGTAAACGCTGCTTTTAATAAATCAACTTGCCCTTGATAAGTTTGCGCTGCAGTGAGTGCTGATCCAGTAAATGTTTTATTTAATTTTTTTAGCATTTCATCAAAATTGCCAGCCTTTATGTCAGCTTTGGATATACCAGCGCCCAAGCGACTTAAAGAAGCGTAGTTGCCCAGGTATGCCTTGCTTAGCGCCTGGGTGACACTTCTTAAATCTTTACCTGTACCAGCACTGACATCAAGGGCGGTTGTAAGTAAATCTTGCGCGGTTTTGTAATCTTGAGTCGCGACAAGCAAAGAAGCAAAAGCAGGGCGCAAACTGTCATCAAGCACACCTGTCGTATCCTGTAAGGTTTGTATGTAACCCTTTACGCTCTTTTCATTAAAGGCCAATCCCAGGTTGGTGAGTGTTTTAGTTAAAAGCGTTGCGGCTTTATCGTCTGCCAAAAATGCTTTAACTGAGGAACGCGCGAAACGCTCGACGGCAACAACGCTGAAAACGCCTGCAAGCGATCGGGTAGCCGATTTAGCGAATGAGTCAACCGACTTGCCTGCCTTTTTTAATCCCTTGTCAGAAAAGGTTGAAATAATCGGGATTGTCAGCGTCATGCAAACGCCTTTCTTGCACCTTCGCGAGTGTTGAATTTATTGGAGGCATCCGTAATGGCGGCAGTAATTCCTTTAATGGCGCGCCCGTTATCCTTTTCCAGCGCCCTAAATGCTAAACGGCCTTCCTTTTTGCCTTTAATTTGTCGCTGATTGTCGTTTTTATCTAGCTCATTAATAAACCATGCACCTGCATTGGGATTGCGCGAATGGCTGACCTTGCGATCAGTACGCGAAGCATTTGGCCCGCCGTAAGGTAAACCTCCTGAATTAATACGACCCGCAGTTTCATAGATTGCACCTGCTGGACTTTCATTCCGCAGCGCGTAAATGGCTCTAAAACCACTATTCGTGTTTTTCATACCACCCACTTTGTATTTCAAGCCAACCTTTATCTCACCTGGCTCATACTTAGGGAATGGCCTTGATTCACTTTGCGCTTTTGTTAGCGGTCCAAGTGTGCGGTTAGTCCAATTGTGCAAGTTTTGTGGCATAGATGAAGGTACAAAACCACGCGCGTCAGTAACCATAACTTTGAGAAAACTTCTAGCCTCGCGGTCAACTTCGCGTTTTAAGTCAGGTTCAAATTTTGCCAGCGCGCGCCGAGTTTCAACGACTCCTTTTATTACGGCTGGCATTTTTCATCTCCCTCGATTTATCTTTTAATACCTGCAGTACGGCCTTAAACATTCGTTCATCCATACTCAATACTTCATCGGGCGAAATTTTTAACTCTACCGCTAGTGAGGCCACTAGGTAGGTAAAACTTTCCCGATTAATTATTTTGGGTCGTCATCGTCCATTATCTCTACAGAGATTAAAGTTTCAAGAAAAGCATCGCCCCAGGGTGGAATTACCTCAACACGCATTAACGCATTGTGGGCCAGCCAATATATGTCCGACTGTTTTTCTTGATCTCTAAATTGCTTATGGATTCCGTTGCCAGTGTATTTTTCAAAGGCGTACTCAACCACTGGAGATATTGAAACAACCACATCTCCAGAGGCCCTAGTGATTTTTAACCTTGCCATTTTTACTCCTTAAAACACAACGGTTGATGACTGGGTTACAACTGTGTTGATTGTGAAGGACAAACTTGATGCCGCTTCATCGCCAACGCCGCCTGATCCCACTGGTGTTAAATTATTTACAAGAATTGAAAATTGAAATGTTGGGTTGGTTGCTGAAACTGTTAAAGGAGTTGCACCATTACCAGTAATCATTGAAACGGCAAGTGTTGTGCCAATTGCTGCTCCCAATGTTGTCATAACTTGAGCTGCTGCCCAATCATTGAAAAAATCAATGGAAAGTGTTGCTGACTGCAATCCTTTAGCAAATTTGTGGGCACTGTCTCCCATAGCGGTCACTTCAATTTCATCAAATGCTTGCGTTAAAGTTACTGCACTTACATAAGTTGAAATGTCAATTGATGGAACAGTTGGCGCTGCAGCAGTTGCAAGTTTTACGCCAACATTATTATTTAGATATATTGCCATTTACTCTTCCTCTTTTTCTGTTGTCGTTGGCTTTGCAGCCTCTTTTGTGTCTTTGATTTGACCAACCTTGATGAGCCAAGCCAAATTTTCTGCGTATGTATCACTCATTTTAACTCCAAGTCGTTAGAACGGATATTGTAAAATCAGAAGTCATAAATTGCCCTCCTGGTGTATCCAATATAGAAGGCGCGCCTGCGCTGGTTATATTGAACACAATTGTGGAGTTGGCAAGTTTGTTAAACACGGCAACAATTGTGCTTTCCATGTTTGCCAAATTGCCCTGGTTGTCTAGGTAAGGCACAATCATAATAATCTTAAAGTTGGCTTTACAAGCAAGCGTGTTTTGCGAGTTGTTGGAAGGCTCAAGGTAGGGATCAGAAGGCGAAACAATGACCGAGTTAGCGATTGCCACGGGCGGTGGGTAACTAAAAGTGGACCAAACGCCTGCATTGGCCAGAGCGGTTGCGATAGTTGTGCGCAGTGTTGTTAGCGCGGCGGCTGGCATTTTTCAACCGACCATACTTTGCGGGCTAAGGTAAGGCGCTAGGAGCCCGCGTATTGATGCCATTAAAGTGTTAGACATTCTAAATGGGCTCGGACTGTATCCGTCAACACCCATTGCCCCGTTTTGCGTACTCTGCCTTGATTGCCAAATGTTCGTTGCCAAAATTAGCGAAGCTGACCTAATCGCGGCGGTTGCGGCGTAACTAGCCGTTTTATCATCAGGTCCAGTTAGAGTGCCGTAAGGTTGTACAAAATGAAGTGTTTGATCTGCGCCTGTAATAGCAAACTGCAAGTATTGGTAACCAACGGGATACCCCGCGCGGTAGGGCAATACAAGTGTTGTGGTAGATGAGTAATAAGGACCAGTGCCAGTTATAACTCGCGCACCATTAAATGTACCGCCGCTTGCAGCAATAGTTACGGTTTGACCCACAACAAACGGCGTAGTTGTAGCAATCACAACTGTTGCAACATTGCTTGCCAAGCCTGTTGCAACAACTGGGTCAGTGTTGAACCATAAAAACGAATTGATTAAATCCTGCGCGGTTTGACAACATTCCTCAACTTGTGGGTCTGTGTAAAGCGTTCCAATTCCAAGTGAATCGCGTAACTCTTGCATTGTCGTATATGTAGCAGCCATTTAATCCCCTTCGTATTGGGCCTAAACCTGGGGAAAGGGCCTCCTGCACCCCAGGTTTAAGCGAGTTAGTTGTATTGCTTATGTAAGATTAAAGCGTTGAATTCCCGCGCCAACATTTACCATTGTCGCCATGTAACCATAAATTGCGACTTGAACTTGAAGGTTAGAAACTACATTGACAGACATGTAAGCGGTAGGGCTCTCAAATACTGTAAATGCTTCTGGTGCAATAATAAATGCTGAGTCATCAATTGTTGTTGAAACTGCATTGCGGTCAACATACAAATCAAGACCCATTACTGAACCTTTAGCGGAAGTTGTAGCAGCAGACCCCCCCGAGTTCATAGGAGCGCCCGCAGTATAAATTGGTCGTCCAGTGCTGTCTGTTGCGCCAAGAAGCAATGTCCATTGACTTGAACCTGCTAAGTAATTTTTCGCAAAATAACTTGATGCAAGGTAAGCGGCTGGTGCTGCCTGTGAAACATAGGAAATAATTCCTGCTGAAGTTGCGGCAACCGCAGTTGCTTGTGTGCCGCCTGTAACTAAGGCGTTGATCACAGCAGTGTCAGTCACTTTGTCGTAATTGTTCTGAAGTTCGCGGGTAATTGCGTCAAAAAATCCTGGGTCAGAGCGTTCAAGTAATTCGATGCTCAGTGTTTGCATTCCAGAATACTTAGAAACCGTTGCAGTTAAATATGCAGAAACTGCGTCAGTTTCAGAAACTGCGCCGCCTTCTGCCTCAACTGTGGTTGTCGGATAGGTCGTGAATTTAGGGCGGTTAATTGTCATTCCGCTTGCTGGAAGTGTTTGACGATCCACGCACTCCATTGCAGGGCGGCCAAAATTACCTTGTGTTGAAACAATATCGCGCAAGTATTGTGTTGGTGTAAAACCTAATCCAGCACTTGAAAAATCATCTGCGGCAGTGAGCCATAGTTTTGATTCATCGTTACCTTGAGCAGCCAAAATCTTATGCTTTAACATTTGACCTGCTGAAGTAATGCCATGCCGAACTGTTTGTGAATTGTACGGCGTAGTAATTGTTGTTCGTGAGGCTTCAACTACGGGAGCAGTTTCCACCTCGGGTATTGCGGCGGCGGGAGTTTGTTCCACGACTGCCTCACTTTCTGTTTCTGTTGTTGGGTTGGTTGGTTCTTGCTCTGCTTCGCTTTCGCTTGCAGCAACTTTAGTTACGGTTGCGTTTTCAAACGCAGGGCTTTCCACAAGTGATACTTCCACCAGGGTGGCTGCCGTAACAAGGAGGTAATCGTCTTTGGGCAGAGATGAAATTACTTCCACCCCAACGGATAGCCCAGAAACTAAATCCTCCGCAGCGAGAGTCAAATAATCTGTGCCTTTACTGCTATTTGAAATCTTAAAATTGCCATACATAAAATTGCCTTCAGTAGAAAAGGATTGAGCGCGACCAATCGGGTTATTTGGCTCGTGTTGCGCAAGCAACTTAATCTTGGCCGTGTTTGGGATTTGAATTGACCCGCGCTCAAAGACAACAGGCCCAACGCTAGTTGAACCAATAGCGCCGTACTCCATAACTTTGCCGCTAATTATTCGGCGCTCTGTGTCTGCCGCTTGTATCGGCATACTAAAATTTAATTTCAACTCATATCTCCATTCGGTGTTAAGTCCTCCATTGCCATTGCCTGATCAATGGTAATTAATCCGAGGGTAAGCATTTTTTCTATTACTTCTAACCTTGCTTTTGCATCTGCGCGTAAAAATGTTTCATCACTTGCAAAGCGCACATAATTGCCGTTTGCGGTTATGTCATTCATTGAAAGTCTGTCTTCAATTGCGCAAACATAAGGCGCAAGGGTGTATGCGTAAAATTCTTTTCTTGCGTCCAATACATTTTGGTATGTCATAGATTTGTTCGCGTCAGAACTGGCCATGTATGCAGGAACATTCATTAAACGACAGATTTCCGTACTTAAACTTTGTTTTGCTTCGTCGTACATCATGTCCTTAGGACTAAATGAAGTTGTAACATATTCAAGAGTGCTAGTGAGATATGCCGTACTGCGCGCAGCTCTGCTGGCCTTCCAAGCCGCAAGCAAACCTTGTACTTGCGCTTCAGGTAAATCCGCACCAGAATTTTTTAAGTAACCAGTTGGCATACTGGTCGCCGCGCTAATTTGTGCAGAGCGTTCTAAATCTAACGCGGCCCTTATTGTGCGCGCACCTGTCATTAACACACCAGGGTTTAGCGATTGAAATGTTATTAAACTGCCAACGCCGCTTTGTGGCCTGCGTTCATTGTTCACTGTGTAATAATCAACTTCAGTGCTAGTTGCATTTAGTTTTACAGTTACACGATCATTTTGTACCCACGCAAAACGCGCAGGCCGCCCGTCTGAGATATAAACCTCTGTGACTTCCCAATAAGCAACCTGGTACATAAGCAAACTTTGTACGGTGTAACTTATGGTTACACTGCGCGGTTGCCGTATATCTGGTTGATCTAACCAAACAGGATGCTCCAATGATTCACCAGTTGACTTGCGATAAAGTTGCAACGGGATGCCGCCGATTACGCCGCAGATTAAGTTTCTGCATTTTGACACCGTCGGTACTTGGAGTGCTGAAACTAAATCAACTGCAACATCATTAGCCGCAAGCCCGCCATTGCCCCAATAACTCATGCCATAAGGCGCATCCATAATTGCAGGCGCGTATTGGTTTTTTAGCGTGTCTGGCTCATCTTTGACTAACTTAAGTGCCGAGAGTATTCCCATGCTTGAACAATAGTCCTATATCAGTCATATCGGACATATCGGACATTTAGGACATTTCGGCGTGTCTCACCCTGTGATTATCATTGGCAGGCTAATTGGTTCGTTCATTTTGTGGATTAAAAAGGCGAGCGCAATTGGCCCTGAAATATCGCCCGCGCTCGCTCTGCGCACTAAACGCCAGGAAGCATCATTAGTTTTTGCCGCACATGCGTTCATCTGTTCATCAAGTGCTGGTTGCGAGGCATGGACAACCCTTTTTGCCACTATCGCATCTAATAGGTCGCCACTTGCCTGGTAAAAGCGTTGGCCTGATACATCCTCACATTTAAGGGCGCTGGCAGTTAATCGGGCGGCAATTGAGGCAGTTGCGTAGTGGTCAAAGAGGATTAGCTGCGGGCGATACTTGTCGGCATGTTCTTTAATTTTTGCCGCAATGACCAAATCATCAACCGCGTTATCACTTCGCCACGCATCTAACATGCCAACTGCAATTGTGCCATCATCTAGGTATTGACCCGCCATAAGTGAGGCAGTGCGGCGGCCTTGCGCCACATCAAAGCCAAAAAAGGTTACAGGGCCAGGGGCGAGTTTTAATTGTGTATTAGCACACGCCTCCCATGAGCCAAGAGGCCAGGGGCTGCTTAAACTGCTAATCCATTGCGTTAAGCTCTCGGTTCTAAATGTTTCGGGTGTATCGGTGCTAAGTGCCTCAGCAAGTACGGCTTCGCTAATTCTTATGCCTAAACTCGGATTAGCAAGCGCCCAGGCTTTAGGGTCATTAATCTTAGAATGTTGCGGCGCACTGTATTCATACCAGCCTAATGACTGCGCAGGATAGGAAATCGCGCGATCACGCAAATTATTGAGTACGGTGGAAAACGCATCACCAGCATTGCTACATAAAAAGGTTTGGGCATTGGGCCTGGCCCTAGTCGTCGGCTTAGCCGCTTTCCAAGCCTCCTCACTGATCTCGCGTACCTCATCAATAAATAACAGGTCAGCCGACTTGCCGCGCGCGCCGTCACGGGTAGCTGCAACAATTTCATAACGCGCCCCGTTTTTTAACTCAACACATTCAGTGCCACTACCAAAACGGCCCACCTTGCCAATGTTAAGTTTTACCTGGCAACGCAACGCCTCATTGCTTTCAATAATAGATACAACCTGCCTAAATGTTGTAAGCGCCATTGATCTATTTGATGACATGGCAATTATTGACTTTTCGCCAAACACAAAGAGGCCAGCCAATATGCGAAGGGCGGCAAGTAAAGTTTTGCCATTTTGACGGCTAACGCACACCATTATCGTTTTGCGAATAAACGCGCCGTCGTCATCCATTGTAAGAAAATCGTCAGCTATGTATTTTTGCCAGGGATCAAGGGTGTACCCAATGGATTCTGCAAACGCTGCAAATTCATCGCCCCTAGATTTTCCCTTAAGTGGCAGCGACATAACGCGCGGTTTTATTGCGCCCATGAGTAGCTTTTTTTTACTAGTCCCCATGTGGCCCGTTTCACTTTTGTCTATAACTAACTCCACAATGGCTCGCTTTGGCCTTCAAATGGCCCAATCAGGGGCAAACTCTCAGTTTTTGTGTGTAAAGAACTTGGAAAGACAGGGGGGGT